TCCTTTAATGCGTTCATTCTTACTGAGTTCTGTGTCTCTTTAGCTGTCTGTGTCTGTGTTTGTGTTGTCATATTTTTTTTTATTTAAGTAAAATTGTATTGATTTATCTAAGTTAATGTAATCTAAGTATGTGTCTGAGTCAATAGACTCAAAGTCAAGTAGCAATGGTAGTTCCCCTGCCGTGTTTAAAAATTCTATGCGAAAGAATAATGGAGACTTTCCCTTTACCACACCAACCATCTGCTGTGCCCATCTATCCTCTATCGGTAGGTAGTCTGTAACACTAACAAGCTGTGTGAGTATGTCGTCTGCGTAGTCTGTGAAATCAGATAGGGCTTCAAAGAACCACCCATCCATCTCAAGTCTTCCTACTATTGGATGCTCATCACCCTCTGTATACTTCTGTTCTGAATCCATATTTTTCTAATTCTTTTAGTCTGTACTCTTGAAGCGAAGATAGCTTTCCCTTGGGAGTCTTTATCTCGCTAAATAAAACATCTGTGTGTGGTGGTATAGCCAACAGGTCAGGTATACCATTCTTATTTGTAGTGGTTAGCTTTATTACATAGTAACCCTCTGCTTCGAGCTGCTTAATTCTCTTGGTCTGAATTTTCTGCTCGCTCATATCACAAATATAATGAATCCTTTTCTATAATGTGTAACCCTTTTTGCTTTTTAAAATATAGCATAAACTCTTGGTCGTTACGAGAACCGTATCTTGGCTTTCTCCCACCCATCTTACCTTGAGAAACTATCTCTTTGGTATTCCCGTAGATTAAAACATCTATACAGTCCCATATAATAATAGATTGATGCCCTTTATCTACTAACTTAACCATCTTCCTTGCTGCTAACGGAAGTGGATACGCATCTGATAAGTTTTTATTTCTACCTTTAACTTCTATATAGCAAACCTTATCATCTTTTGTAACTTTAAAGTCTATGTCATTTTCACTTAGCTTCTCCCAATCGGCAGAAAACTTTTTGCAGAACAAGGCTATAGCATTGTTCTCTCTATCTATATCTTTTTTAGTTTCAAATCTCATAACAAAGTCTTTTTAAAATGGTTAACAGTAAAATCTTTTTTCTTGCTCACGGCTCTATATATATCTCTCTCTATGCCACCCTTGGCAAAGACCCAATATACATCTGACTCAAGCCTGTCCTTGGTTGTCATCCTATCCCGGCTCTGCCAATAGCTTGTAGCACTAAAGTCTATGTTATAGTAGACAAGAGCCTTAGCCTGTCGTAGTGAGATACCCTCACGACCTGACACTATCTGTAGTGCTATCGACTTTTGTGTGTCTTCAAAGACACTAAGCTCTGTAGTTAGATTATCCTTTCCGTACACCTCCATCAATGCGTTCAGCTCTTCTTTAAACTTATAGAAGATACCAATCTTAGAGTCAGCAAAGTTGTCGTGTATATACTTGGCTTTACTCAAGTCTATAATCTTAGAGTTGCCCGACTCAAACTTAACTGTGCCTGAGTATATCTGATGTAGCTTCATCATTAGCTTGACAGGAGTATCACCAAGTATGGTCTCCTCTTTACCCTCTACTACTAAGTTCTTCTTTAGCTTGCCTGCTATGCTGTGTGTTAGGTCTGACATCTCTACCTCAAGTACGTGCTCTCGTGTGTCTACCTTAAAGCCTGCCTCCTTCTGAGTGTACGCAATAGTGTATGGCTTCATAGCGTCCAATATAGTAGTCAACCCATCCTTGTATTCGTTGATAAATAATCCGTTTATCTTTCTCTGCTTTACTATCACGTAGTCTTTAGCAAACTTATAGAACGATATGTACTTATAAAATGGGTTAGATGGTATGGCATATACTTGGTGGTACATCTGACTATAAGACTCAGGTGTTGGCGTACCTGATAGCAGTATCACGGATGCCTTGGTCTTCTTAATCATATCCCTTACTGCCCTTGCTCTTCCACTTGGCTTAGGGTATGCTCCCATACTATGAGCCTCATCGCAGATGATAACATCAAACTTAATTGAGCTGTCAACCTTGTGTAGTGACTCGTAGTTTATAACCACTAAGTTGTAGTCAGGTCTGAGTAGATTGAAATCATTCTCAATACTACTGATTGCCTTCTTCTTTGTTATGAACAGGACATTCTCACATCCCATAAGCTGCGTTATCCCCATACTTGTAAGGGTCTTACCTGTACGCACCTCCATAGCTAAGTATAAGAAGCCGTGCTTCATAAGTATCTGTGTGCCTTTTGATATTATCTCCTCTTGATAATCTCTGAATTTAATTTGTTTTGGTTTTTCCATTAGTTCTTTGTAGTGTGTTAGCGATGCCTTGGTCTTGGCATCTAATTCATTGCTTGACTCGTAGACTCTTGTCTTTACGATGTGTGCAGCCCGACCTCGACCGACCTTCTTTTCTTTAGTTCTGAATATAATATTGTGGAATATCTCGCATTGTCTATGCATCATCTCGTCTGAAAATCCTGCTATCCTTTTAGTTATCCCACTCTTATATTCTCCCTTTAATATGCGTACCTCGTCCATATCCTATTAAAAGTTTATGGTACTCACTCTTTTTATTTGCATCCACTTACCTGATGAAGTACGACCTATCTTTGGCGATTCCCCTGTGAGATATATACTATACTCTATGAGCCATCTATTAAATGCAATTGCACTTAGGCTCTGCTGTTCGGGATAGTCTCTCTTAAACTCGTTATAGAGATTGATTGTCTCGAGCCTTACACCTGTCTCTAATGAATCAGGTTTTTCAGAGCCTTGGATTAATCCACACCACTCAATAAACTCGTGATGTGTCTTTTGACCTAAGTCCTTAACCTTCTTATTAGCTGACTCACTCTCAATTAAACCTGTGCTTAGGTATCCTTGTAGGCAGAATATCATATAGTTATCAAACAGACACCACTCATCGTCATCCCACTCGGAAAAGAAATGTTTTCCAAACTCATCAAGAGGAGTGTAGTTCTTATTGTATGCAGAGTGTAACTCTACCTCCCACTTGCGTCTTGCAAATGAATTACCCGAACCTCTTATTGCGTAGTTAGTTGTTATCCCAATCTTAGGAGACTTTGAGAATGGTATCTTGATTGCATCCTTATTCTTCTTCTCCAATGTCATACCCTCGGTTACTACACTAAACAATCTCTCAAAATCAAAGTTCTTCTTGACATCATCAAAGCATAGTATCTGTGTATCTGCTGATACTAATTGGTATGGAAATGATTTCTCAAATGCAAACTGCTTTCCATCAATCACTACGAGTTTCTTCATTTGTGATAGTGCGTTCATAAACAATCCCTTTCCTGTGCCTCCTTCGGGAGTCTCCTTCATTACCTCGTCATTAAGTATAACAGCAGGGCAGTAGCTAAGGTTCTTATGTCCGTGCATCATAAAGCCAATCGTTGATTCCATAGTCTGAACCCTTTGCTTGTCATCGTTAGATATACGAGATATAAATACCTTGTAGTCTGAACCCTCTGCATCACACATCGTGAACTTCCTATCTATTACGTGGTCTTTCCAAACATATCCACCCAAGTCAAGATAGTCAATTGGCTCAATGCCATCCTTAGTAATCTTTACTGCACAATTATTATAATATATAAACGAGGCATCCTTAGAGTCCTCAATGAAGTAAATGTCTATGGTTGATAGTAGGGTAAGGAACTCCTCTCTAAAGTACCTTACACAGTCTGCAAAGTAGTTGTATATCGAAAGGTCATCTAACTCTATGAGGTAGTTTAAGACGTAGTCCTTAATCTCTTTCTCTGATGTGTGGTCAATTAGATTGTTTGTAACCTTTACAAACACATAGTTCTTGCTGCCTTCGGGGCAGTATTTGTAGAAGCCATTGTCCTCAAGGAATTTCTTAAAGCTAAAGTGTACTAATTTTATAACACCCTTCTCGTTCTTTTCCCAAAAGGTTTGCTGTGCATTCTCCTTTTCAATTATATTTATTACAGATTCAATATTATCGCCATCAATCCCTGCGTCCTCTAACTGAAGGCGAATCTCCTTTTTTGATACACCCCTCATCATCTTAGACTTGATGGCATTTACCTTGTCCTCATCCTCGTAATACTTTGTTCCAAAGTTTGCAGTCTGAGAGTATGCTGAGTCTATAGTCCTCTCAATCTCTGCCTTGGAGAAGTCGTTCGCTGCATCCTCGTATTGGTTTAGTACATACCCTGCAAGTGATTTGTTTATACCATAGTCATTGAACGCAGCAGCAAGTACATATGCGTGTTGGTTTCTCTGTCCATCATCCATTGGGAACTTCTTTGTCCACCACTTTACTAATATATCTACAATCTTATTCTCATCTGTGATTGGTATCGTTGGCGTATCTCTATTCTTTACTACCTCATTGTACTCAGGCTCTGCTATCGTATCCCATAGAGATGACTTATCGTTGATGTGAATCAATGGGTCATAAGACTCGTAGCATACACGAGATATATTCTTTGATGTCTTGTCAAAGTATTTACTATCAAAGTATTTCTCAAGTGAGTTGAAATAGTTTACGTGATTGTTTATATCCGTAGGTATCTTTATCAGAGCCTTTAGACCATTACCCGATGGAGATATGAATACTGAGTATACATATTGGTCTTTGCTTAATCTCTCTTTGTGTTCGAGAAGTATTTTCTTTTTCTCGTATCCATCAAAGTCAAGGCAGATGATTCCGCTATGCTCTTCGATAGATGTATCCTTCCTCTTTTGAAAGATACCACTAAAGCATATAGCAGGAAGCCTTTTCTTTAGGTCGTTCCTCTCTATCTTATCCTTGGTCTGTCTTATTTCTTTTACGAGCTTCTTAGTAGCTCCGTTCTTAATTCTTAGTAATACCACCTCTAACTCCCTGTGGAAAGGGGCTTCGGTCTCTTTAATGTTCTTAAATATTGTTACTCTTGGCTGCATTTGTGTTTGTTTTTTGTTATCTGTGTTCATTTTGTGTTTGATTTATGTTAATTTTATTTCTCTAAGTTATTGATTATTAATAGCTGTGCTTATAATGCTTACTTTTTTTCAGAATTCTTAGTAAAAAATAAATAAGTATATAAGTAGTAGTAGTAGTAGTATAGGAGAGTCAAAGTCTGCACCTATAAGGAGGTAAAAAAAGGGAGATGTGTAATCTCCCTTTGACAAAAAATATGAAATTAAAAAAACCTAAAAAGGCAAGCTATCATCTGCCTTCGCTGTAGTAGCTGTGGCTTGAGGAGCTGCCTGTTCGGCTTTGGCAGGTGCTTCCCACGTATCAAGTTCGCAATAGTAGTTTCCTCCCTTTGCTATCTTGATGTCGAGGTTTACCCAACCATTCTTTTGGTGTGTTTGTAGGAATGCAATTGCTGCATCTACTTTAATTGACTGTCGTCCTACGACAAATTCGGGGGCGTTCTCTTTTCTCTTGAATGAGAAGCCGTCTGCAAATACTTTTTCTTTTTGTGACATAATATTTATTTTAATTTACTTTATAGTTCTTCTGTTATGAAGTATTCATTTATATCCTCCTTTGGATTCTCACCAAAGAACTTATGATATACTGATACTGCTCTGTTTACTTTCTCTTCGCCTCTTGCTACAAACTCCTCTGATGGATGGTATATACCAAGCTGCTTTGTTGTCTTGTCTACCACATAGAATACTAATGGCTTACCAAATAGCTTCTGATATATGTAGCATTGACTATCGTAGTTATACTTACGTGCTGACCATTTGAACTGAGTGATATCTCCTGTGGTCTTCAGGTCAATCAGCTTATCGTTACATACGATGTCAGCCTTACCCTTCCATTGGAGTCCATCAATAGTTGTGATGGCAGGAACCTCATACTCTACACCCTCTTCTCTCACTCCCTCAAAGAATGATAGGTTACCCATCATTGCATTGACGCAGTCTCGAATCTCTTGTCCCTCTTTCTCAAGCATAATGATACCACCTGCATTGGCGTTAACCTGCTCTTTATATGCCTTTGTATTCCTACTTGACACATCAATAAAGTTGGTCTCCTTTGCCTTCTCAGGCTCAAGTATTAGCTGATGAAAGTATCTGCCCTTATGATAGTTTACATTATCATTCTGTGGTTTTCTGAAGTTTGTTGGGTCATTCAGTAGTGTGCCTATGTCTGAGTTAGACAGGTACTGATTCCCAAACGAGCCGTAATACTGCTCGTCATCTCTAAGCAATTCTAATACGTCCATACTACTTAGTTATTTTTTTAATCTCAGCAAGTGCATTGTCGCTAAGTGTGTATGACGCACTTATCTTTTTAACTACTGCATTGTATCCGATAGCCTTGTTCTCTTTACAGAAATTTACCAATGCCTCCCACTTGGGTGAGTCGGTATCCACTACCTCTGACTTACTTGGTGTAGGTTTGATTGGCTCTTGTGCTATCGTATCTTGTGGCAAGTCATCGCCTGAGTATAGGTAGATACCTAAGCCGAACATCGCAAGGTTCTTAACCAAGCATCTCATAATCGTCTTATTGATATCAAATGCCGTGGCAGCAGCAACCTGCTTCTCTCCATATCGTGTAGTGTACGAGTACGGAACCTTCTTCATCGCTTGATTCTTGCTATCCATTACAGGTAGCCACATCGTTAGCGTCTCTCCATCTATGGTTACAGATGTGTAGCACATAATACCTAAGTCATTGTCCACTAACATCTCGCCTATCTCATAGGTGGCATCAGGGCAGTTACTCTTTGTAAGACTCCACGCATTTGCCCAAGACAGATACGTTAGGTTACTCTTCTTCTCAACATACTTGTTGACGTTGATGGCAGATAACTTCTCAAAAGTAGTCTGCTTTTTTGTTGTTGTTTTTTTAGTTGTTGTCATTTTTAATTTTATTTAATTTGTTATTTATTTCTGTGTACTTTTTTAATACCTCTTCTCGTCTGTCCTTGAGCATCTGAACAAGTTTTTTACTTCCTCTCCTGCTCATAGCATCCTTTATTTTATTCTCAATAGAGTCAAGCTTTAGACAATAGTTAGACAAAGCTACAACAAAAACTCCATACCTCCAACCATTATCTAAAAATATTTTTACTTGGTCTTCAGTTAGTTCTGCGTAGTACCCCTCGCTGAATTGTGCGTGTAGTATTTCCACATCTAATGTGATGTTGTCTCTTATAATCTTTACTCCGTATAGCGTATTGGATATGTATCCAACACCATTTAATCGGGCTGCGTATCGGTCTTTATTAGACTGATTGAATACTTCTTCCAAGCTATACATATCTACTTTAATCTATCTACAATGGTCTTCCAATCTCTATCAGACTCTACCTTCTTGGTAACCTTTTTAACTCCGTATATTATAGGAGAGTGGTCTATCTCATACCCATTGTCATCCATATACTCTTGTATCTGTATCCACTTCATATCTCTATGCTTGCATAGGTAATACAATAGGTGTCTTGCATCTGCGATTGTGTTTGCCTTATTCTTTTTGAATAGTTGTGATGGCTCTATGTTGAATACCTTGCAGGTCTTCTCTACATACTGATTGAATATCTCTCTTTTCATTTTCTTTTCTTCTCGTAGTCTTTTACTATAGTGCTGATAGATGATAGGATGGTATTCAATGCCTTGTCCTTGTCGAACGTGATTGATACTACCTCTGTCTCTTCGTAGCTTAGTCTCTCTCTGTTGTTGCGTCTCCACTCCTCGTATCTGTAGTCATCATCTGTGTACTGATACATCATCTCTTCTTGCATTTGATTAAATAATTCTTTTGATTTTCCCATAATTTTATTTCTTTGATTTTAATTTTAATTTTTCTAACTGAACTCTGTATAGCATTAGGTATCCTATCAAGTCGAGAACCGTGTCCTCTGTCTTGTCGTTTAATCCCACCTGCTTTATCCTACTTAGCTTGTCATCTATCCGTGAGAGGATTGCCTCTATCGGAGATAGCTTTGAGAATATTTGTGGTGGCTGATTAGCCGTGTCGCCATACGCCTTGTTCTTTTCGATTAGTAGCATCACTACCTCTCGTCCTACTTCTTTGATTAATTCTTCTGTTGATTTCATTACTTCTTCATTTCTATTGCTGTCTTGTATGCTGCCTCAAAGCTATCGTACTCTTGTATCAGAAACTTTTCGGGTACGATTAGTCTTTTGTGTGACTTGATTAGTTCTTCTATCTCTAAGTAGCTTTTAGTTACAAACAAAAAGTAGTCTGCATCGTGGGCTATAAATAAATAAACCTTTTCACTTGATGTGTCATTAGCAAAACATAATCTGTCAACCTCTTCAGCTAACTCTTTTCTTTGGATGTCTATCTTCTTAACATCCTCTCCTTTTTTTGCGTAGTGCAATACTATTTTATTTTCCATTGGTACAAATTTAGTTTAAACATTCTACAATTCCTAATTTATTTTCTTGTGTACATATCTATATACGTTTAATCAAATCATAAACTGATTTCCAATCTTCATCCGTTGCTATTGACTTGGTTTTATATAATTGTCTTAAAGAATTTAAAGCCTCATTCACTCTTGATTTCTTTGTGCTTCTCGATATCTTTATATCTTTAGGTATCCTATCGGTTAGTCCCCATATATAACAATTATTATTGCTAACAATATCTTTCTTCTCTCCCACCTCTATGATTACCCCATATTTTTTCAATTCTGATAGCCTTGCGTTAAAAGAAGAAGGATTTGTGTGTGGATAGTGAGCCTTTGATGTCCTAACTATTTCGTTTGCAGTCATATCTCCGTATCTAAATAGAATTTCGTAAACCTCCATTCTTCTTTTAGATAACAACCCGTTTTCTTTTATTGCATTGTAGCAATCAATTGATGTCTGTCTTCTATTCATATGCTTTCTTGTGTATGTATCTCTCGATGGTCTCTAAGTCCTTTGAACGCTTGCCAAATCCCTTGCCCGATGGTCGGTATAGATAGTAACCATTGCTAAGTATCTCAATGTAATACTTGTCTTGGTATATGATGACATCAACTGCCTTGTCGTGTAGCTTTGATACATCGTAGAATGATGTGTCATCTATTGGCTCTATGTGTGAGCCAACCACAAACTTAGCGAAGCTATTGTCTGCCATCGCTACCTGCAATGTATTTGCTAACTGCTTGTCAGCCATCTGCTGAAGAGTCCGTATCTCCTCAGCACTTCCACCCCTCATCTTTAGGTCAAGTATCTTTTTCCATAGGGCATCCATCTTACTTTTCATATGTCAATAATAATACTTTTTTTATACATTTGCAATAGTTGATGCAAACTTTATGTCGTTTATCTTGGCATACCAATACCCATCCTTGAGTATCTTGTCTGCATTGTGAAACCATTCATCTTTCTTTTGGTATCCTAATCCAATACAAACCCTTGAGTGTTTCAATGCCTCTGTTACATCTGCTATGTTCTCAAGTAGATGGTCTGTTCCCTCATCCGTTAACTCATACAACTCGAATGCTTGCCATAACTCTTTGATGGCTGATTTTGTCTTTAACTTATCGGTTATATCAAACCACATAAAGTTATCTCTTGTTTTAACTATCATAATTTTATTTTAAATTCTTTTTAGTTTTAGTTGTTAACCTAAAGCCT